AACAATTACAACGCGCTTTCAAAGTAAGCGCTTACTTTTACAAAGATGTGCCTTACACGACATCACCAACAAACGATAAATTAAATCCATTATTGAGTTGAACATTAGACGCAAGCCCAGCTGGAGCATGCACAGAAGTCAACCAAAAATATCCTTGTAATCCAGCCTGGAAATTTATTGAATTAATCTCCATCATAGGTAATCTATACGAAACCTCACCCATATTACTATTCTCAAGTATGAACTCCTTGAAAACACACAGTTTACCAAGATTTTTAGATGGCTCTAACGACATAGTAGGGTCGAATCCAGCAGGAAAAGTACCAGCCCAATTACCACCGCTAAAATCAGAATGATTGCGGTACAACCAGACCCGTACAACTACAGGATCAGCAACGGCAGAGTCATTATTACATTTCATAGTAAGCATACCACCACGTATAACGATACTATCAGGCTCAAAGAGTGGCACTATAGAATCCTCCGTATTCAGTGCACCTCCAACACTCGTCCAGAACATATCACCAGCAGCATTTTGTAGTGCATTGAAAACACTATTAAGCTGTGTAACACCACCTATTGGAGCAGTAGCTGTAGTCAATCTAGCTACAATAGACCTGTACTTAGTTTTAGCAGTTGTCGCATTCCATAAAGTCCTACGATACCTACTACGAGATACCTTTTTACCCTTATAACCAAATGAAGTACCATACGATGACTTCGAAGTTATAGTATTAGATCTTTTACTGTAACGACGACGTCTACCAAAAGTTTTACGCCTTTTACTAGGTCCAAGAGCAGATGTATTTCTAGATGCATAAGTTCGTTTTCGTCCAAATGCCATTGCAAGGGATGTCAGGTCCGAACTATGAAACTATGAGAAGGCATTGGCACCACCTCCCTATTTATAGATAATGGCGCGGAGGGCCGCGCCATTATCGATATATGAATGTGATAATGGCGTAGGTAATGGGGGGAGCATATATGAATTAAAAATTAACAATTGTTATTCTTCGCATTAAAGCGGGAAGTTGAGGATGATCCTCTACACTGGACGCTGAAGTATTACCTTCAAAGCGATATACAGACCCTTTATAAATATCACACGGAAGGAAATTACTAGTAACAATGAAGTTACATGCATACAAAGGAAGCATACTTCCTTTTGACTCGACAAGACACTTATAACGATCAAACCAACGTAATAGGTGATTAATATCAATCCCACCAGGACCAAAATCATCTATTATGACATCACGTTCAAATAAGTAACCATTCCACCACTTCGTTCTTGGATCTTTCACGTACGCTTTAGGCAACTCTTCATGCGCTTTGCGGGATTTTCCAACACCAGGTCCTCCGAAGAACCATCGGACACATATATCGGGACGTTCAATTGAGGGTTTACACAATTGATAGTTTCGGAGCAAGTTAAATCCGGAGAAACCAAAGGTACCTGGATATTCTCCAGCGAATTGAACCATTCCATCGTATCCGGACTCCAATCGGGAATTGAATTCTCGAACGAGTTCGTCGCGAGGGACAGCTTTTCCTGATGAACTGCCTGATGAAGGACATTCACCGAACTCTGTAAAGTCTCCACCTTTTGAACAGTAGTTTCTATTCTGTCGTGGAGTACCACGAGAGACCTCGACATGGCATCGAGAGTTAAGTCGATCCTTCGCATCGCTGAAAACATGCCAATCTCTGAAAATGACGAATCCTTGGAGGTGTGGAGTTCCAGACTCTCCAAGTTCTTTGCCAACAATTCCATAGCTTCCGTGTGCTTTGACAGAAGTGCAGATGCTTTGGAATTCATCATCGGAATAATTATTTAATGAAAAACAAAAACGCTTAGCTTTTCGCTTTGAGGCCATATGTGAAGGGAAATAACAATTTTATTTATAGACAAGTACATACATGGGCGCAGGGGGGTAATACTAACCCCCTGCGCTAACAATAATATTAAACAATTACAACGCGCTTTCAAAGTAAGCGCTTACTTTTACAAAGATGTGCCTTACACGACATCACCAACAAACGATAAATTAAATCCATTATTGAGTTGAACATTAGACGCAAGCCCAGC